TCACTTAAACAAATCCCACAAACTTTTTGATGTACGGTGATATACTTTATTGTATATTTTACGTTTAGGATGTAACCATCCTGCAGTACGAGTTCCATAACCAGGGATTAATTTTTTCTTTAATCTTCTTTTATACTTAGCAGTAGTAGCTGCTTTGAAAGATTTTTTTAACGATGGTTTTCTAATATATCCTCTCATATTAACTACCTCAAAGCTTTCCTGTACCCAGCATTAATTGCATCTTGCTCAGAGTTAAAATATACAGCGTTGGCAGAATTCATATTATATCCGTGTTGACCGGGAACGTGGTAAATATGACTATTAACATTACCTACAATCTTACCAGTGTCAGCAGTATTCATATCAGTATTTTGAAAATTACTACCATTACCATTATTATCATAATTGGTATCGCTACTTTGATTTTCTTGAGCAGAAGCTAATGATTCTGAACTAGCTTTTGCAATGCTTTCAGATTCACTAGCTCTACTTTGGCTTTCAGCTATAGATGCACTTTCAGATGAAGCTTTGCTTTCGGATTCTTTTCTTTTAGATTCAGAAGCTTTTTTCTTGCTTTCAGCTTTTCTTTTTGATTCCTCTTTAGCCTTTTTTATAGATTCAGCTTTCTTTTTTGATGATTCTTTGGCTTCCTTAGCTTTTAACGAGCTAGATTTATAAGACTCTGAACTAGTTTTAGAGCTTGAATTAGAGTTTGAACAAGCACCTAATAAACTCATAAATAGTAGGGTAGTAGTAATGAATTTCATTTTTTTCTTTTTCATATAAGATCTCCTCACTAATTTTATTTGATAATTAAGAATCTTTTTCTAACAAATGTCTAATTGCCTTTAACTCGTGTAATATTTCTGAATTAACATTAAGTAGTTGTGTAATGCTATCCGAGTCGGTTGTGTTTACATTGCTACTAATTGTTGATTGTTTTAATTTATTTTTATAATCATTAGCAGCTTTTTTTATAGTATCAGCTAAAATACTTACAGTTTTCTTGTCAATATTGTCTATTTCATTAGTAATTGCACCATTAACAACAGAAACTTTACCAAAAACCAAACCTATTGAATATGAGACACCATTCACCATATCTAAAGGAATCTCATATGATTTAACACCATAAATCAAACCCTTATCTATAAATAATATGCGACTATCTGTACATACAATTAGTACTGTATTGCCTTTAAAAAAGCCACTAGTTGCATATAGGATGGTTTCATCATCATTTATTATTTCGGGTAGGGCTTTAATTTCTTTTTTAGTTCCAAATGTATCAGTTACATTTGCTTTTTCTAGTTGTTTGATAATAGTTTCTAAATCCATAATAATATTCTCCTTTATTTAAAAATTAACTATTCATAATTGAATCATATGAGTTAGACCATTTTTCTTTAGCATTATCAAATTTAGATTTGAATTGATCTAATTCTTTTTGATAATCATCTTTTGTTGATTGTGATGTTTTATCGTCATTTATTACAGGAGTATTAGATTGATATTTTACAGCGTAATCATATAAAGCAGATAAGTAATCATCTAAATTATTAGAATATTCTTTAAATTTTTGGTAATCGGAAGAAGTTAAAAACTTCTTTTCTTTATGTAAATCTTTCTTACTAATTTTTTGTTTTAAAATATTATTTGCTCTAACGTTAAATTTATTTAATTTTCCCTGCATAGTTGCAGAATGATCGTGAATATCATCGACATTCGCAGCTTCTAGAAGTCCGTCTTCTAAGTTTTGGTAATTTTCTTTAGTCATAGGTGTAGAGATTGCAGCTTTTAATTCTTCTTTAGATGATGTGGGCGAAATGCTAGAACTAGCAGCTTTGGAAGATGTAGCTTTTTTCTCAGACTTAATACTTGAAGAACTAGATTTATCATTTGAATTTGAATTCGAGCAGGCACCCAGTAAGCTTAGTGATAACAAAGAAATAGTAATAACATTGAATTTTTTCATATAAAATCTCTTCCTGAATTTTGTTTTTCTGATTAGCTTTTAGTGACATAGAATTGTTGATCAGATATTCTAATTTAAAATACTATCAAAAGTATTAAAGAATATTCTAGTTCAGTTAACCTAAATTATTTGGTATACCACTTAAATTCCTTATAATTAGTTAGTTTTGAATGACCAATAGCATTTTTACCGTAATAAAAGGTTAAGAATGTTCCGTCTACAGCTTGTTCATCAGAGATGTATTTATTTTCTACTAAACAAGCAGTAATCATGCCTTGTACTTTTGAACTTACTTCATCTAATTCATCAACTGTAAGATCAGTGATTTTAGAATTATAGTAAACTTTTGCTTGCATAGTTTCGTTTATCTTTATTTTCTTTACATATGTAGCATAATCAAATTCTGGATTTGGAGTACCGTTATCTGTTGGGTTTCCATTTTCATCTAAAGTTCCTTCAGCAAAACCTTGATCTTCTTGTAAATAAGCTTTCATTTCTTTGTTAACTTTTTTCAACTTTTTCTTGCTGATAGAACTGGCTGAAATAGTATAATTCTCGCTTAAAGAAGAATAAGCAGGGGCTATAGTCAATCCTAGAGTCATTAATGCAGTATACTTAATAATTTTTCTCATATAAAATCTCTCCCTGATTTTTATTTTTCGGATTAGCTTTTAACGACATCAAATCATTGGTCAGATATTTAACCAGTATAATATCCGATAAACTCTTCTTTTATAGCTCCATCTAAATATTTTGGAATACAGTAGGAATCCATGAAATTATAGATATTAACATCTTCCTTTTCAGTTTCTCCACAATAAAAGGATGTTAGAAGCTTAACTGCCATTAAATTAGTTTGATATTCAATGCCAGACTTATTTTTAAAAGACGTGTCATAGAAACATACATCAGTTTCATCACCACGTAAAATATGTGCCATTTCATGAGCTAGTTGGAAAGTGAATTCAAACTTATTATGCCAGTTAGGGTTCATAACGATACATCTATGTTCGAAAGAAGCAGAGGGTGGAGTATATGGAGATAGATTTTCTAACCAAACAACTCTAATATTCTCTTTATTGCAGATATTATATAAGTAATCTTTAATATCACTTCTCATAAGACCACCTCTACTTAATATCGTTTCTAGTTCCTCTCATAATGCGACGTATAAGTTCCAAATCTTCTTTTGGAATACGTCTGCCTTCATATGTAAAAATAACATCATCATCTTCAATATCAGCTGTTTTAGTATCATCATCTTTTTTCTCAGGACGTCCGAGCAAGTAGTCGGTGGTTACGTTGAAGTAGTCGGCTAAATCACTTAACGTATCAGCACCTGGAATTGCACGTTCTGTCTCCCATGCTCCAACTGTTTGTTGTGATACTCTCATAGCTTCAGCTAAATCCTTTTGTGTCATACGCTTATTTTTTCTCAATTCTTTAATATTATTTCCTAACATAAATTTCACCACCAATTTAATTATTATTTCTAATAGTATTTTACTATTTTTAGAAGTCTAATACTATCTATATTAGTAATTACTAAAATAAATAGAAAAATATAACAAAAAAGACTTGATTTACTAATTAAATTAGTATATTATATATATGTAAGGTTGATTGAGACCTTAACAATTAAAGAAAGGAGAGAGTTATGAAGAATGTACAAAAAAAGAACCCTTTAAAAGAGTTCTCATTCGAATTGAAATTCAAGTTTCTGGGGTTTGAATTTCAGATAAAATTCAGCGGTAAACGCTGATAAGCATAAAAACTAAAGAAAGGGGTGATAACCCTTATCTTTAGTGTACATTTTATCATAACGGTATAAAAATATGAACTGGAAAAAGTTTTTATTAGGTAATTTTGATTACACCAAGACAACTAAAAATGGTAAATATGACGTGAAGATAAATATTCAAGGTGGAATCTTACCAGTAATAATAATCATAGCTTTAATAGCATGGTTAATCATAAAATAGAAAGAGAGATGATTAAAAATGGCTACAAAATTAAAAGTTTTGAGAGCTGAACATAATTTAACACAAGAAGATTTAGCTGAAATTTTAGGAACGAATCAAAAAGTAATATCCACTTGGGAAAGTGGGAAAAGCGTTCCTAGACCTGCTATGATGCAAAAAATAGAAGATTACTTCCACGTTCCAAAGGAAGAAATTTTTTTTACAGCTTTTAACTATTTAAATTAGTAAAAAACGGCATGAATAGAAAAAATAACCAATTAAATTAGAAAGGACTGAATAAGATGAACGATTTAAAAGTTTTAGGAACTGAAAGAATTGGTAATTTTGAATTTACTGGAATTGAAGGTGGATTCGGAAAGAATAAAAAAGCAATGTTAGTTAAGGACATTGCTACTATCCATAACAGACCAGTTTTTAAAATTAATCAATTGATAACAGATAATATTAAACGTTTTAAAACAAATATTGATTTAATTGATCTTCTAAATACTTCAGGAGTATTTAGAAAATTTGCTGAAGATAATGGGCTTATTGGTAGCAATCGAACACAACATGTTTACCTCCTCTCAGAACGAGGATACGCTAAATTACTCAAAATTCTTGAAGATGACAAGGCTTGGGAAATCTATGATGAGTTGGTGGATAACTATTTCAATATGCGTCAATCAATTAAACAATACAAACTACCGCAAACATTCAGTGAAGCACTGATTGAACTAGCTAAGGAAGTTAAGAAAAATGAAGTTCTTAAACCTAAAGCTGAAAGATATGATCGTTACCTTAGCAACAAAGGACTTATCACTATTACCGAAATTGCTAAAGAGTACGGAATGAGCGGAAGAGAATTGAATAAATTTCTGCATGAGAAAGGAGTCATTTATAAGCGTGGTAGCAAATGGTTTATCTACCAGAAATACGCCAATGAGCGTTATGTAGGTTATGAAATCCACTTGCCAGAAGGTAGACGTTCACTTAAATGGACTCCAGAAGGCGAGATGTTTATCAGAGAACTGCTAGAAAACAATAATATAAAACCAGTATTAGAACAGCCACAACAATTAACAGTACAAGAAACAGTTAAATACAGTGGCAAGTATTATACAGCAAGCTCAATTGCATATAACTTAGGCTTGAGTGAAGAGTGGATTATGAAGATTGGAGAAATTGCTAATAATTTGAAGCTTAAACCAAGGTTTTCAGATGAGAACATCTACTGTCGTAAAACGTTAGATGATAATGGCTTTCCACGTTGGGAATACACCCAGTATGGAGCAGCGTTGATTGAAAATGAGATAAACAAATTTAGGTTAGCAAATCAGATTTAAAAATAAGGTAGGTGTTTTTGATGGAATTAGCAGACTTATTTAGCAAAAAAGCATTAGGAGATTTTTTAAACAAGCTTTTTGACGCTTTGTTGAAAATGGCAGAAGAAAGAATGAAGTTTAATAATCAAAGATTTCTAAATAGATCTCAAGCTGCTGAATATTGTGGAATGGAACCTAAATATTTTGATAATGTCCGAAAAGAACCAGATGCACCAAGACCAATTTATCCAATAGAAGGTGGGACTAAACCATTCTTTGATAAAGAAGATTTGGATAGATATATGGCAAGTAGAAAGATTTGAGGTGACCTGATGGAACCAGTTTTAGCAGTATTAATTGGATGTCTGATTTATATAACAGTATTCATATTGGTTAGTTGGATTAAGGATATTTTCACTGGAGGTAAATGATATGTGGTGTATATACGGTATTCTGCTATGCATAGTGTACGCAGGAAGTGTTGATTTGTATAGGTGGAATAAAAGGAGAAAGGATGATTAAGATGATTGAATTGACGAATGTAGCTTATTTTACTTTGATTGGGCTATCCGTACTTGCTGGATACGCATTACACGGAATTGTTATAGCGATTAAAAAAGGTGAGTTTTTCGATTAGGAGGAAAACAGAATGGAAGATGAACCAAGTTTAGAGTATGACACTGGTGGACGTTGGCAATGTGATGACTGTGAGTTAGTCTTTGAGGTTTACGGAATGCAAGATGTAGATGACGTTAAACGTTGCCCAGTTTGTGGGAGTTACAGTATTTGGATAATTGAAGAAATGATGATTTAAAGGAGGTGAGATTGTGGCAGAACAAAAAAATTCAGTGGCTGCAACCACTGAAAACAAAAATATAAAACCTAATTATTATTATATAACAAAAATCATGAAATTTGTAGACACAGTGGAAGATAGGTACAGGCTAGTTAAAGACTTTTATTCTATTAACCAAGATGATTTGAGTGAGGAAGATAAAGTTAAAACTAGAGTAATGATGAACTTGTTAGAAATGCAATTAGAACAAAAGCAAGGAGCGTAATGAGATGGCCGAAATAGAAGAATTAGAACAAGTAGAAGTTGAAGAAGATAGATTTATTGTAGATAGTCCAGATAAAGCAGATTGGGCTTTATATAAGCTAAGAGAAGTAAATAATACGATAGAGCAAAACAAGAAACTGGCAGATAAAAATCATGAACGTATTGATAAATGGTTAGAGCATGAAAATGCTAAGGCTAATGACTCTAAAGAATACTTTGAAGGTTTATTACAAGAATACTTTACAAACGAAAGAGCTAAGAATCCTAAATTTAAATTCAGTAGTCCTAATGGCAAATTATCTTCAAGGAAACAACAACCTAAGTGGATTTATGAAGAGAACAAATTAGTTGATGTATTAAAAGACACTGAGTTTGTAACAAGCGTACCTAAGCTAGAAAAGAAGTTGTTTAAGGATGCAGCTAAAAAAGGTTTAGATGGTCTATCAATTATTGGAAGTAAGGTTGTAAATACTAACACTGGAGAAGTTATCAACGGTGTTCAAATCCAGGAACAACCAGACAAGATTGTAATCAAAACGGAGGATTAATCATGAAAAAACAAGATATTGAGTTGATGAAACTTGCCGAGAAAGTCAGTCAAGATAGCGTATGGATGTGGAGCAAGGAAAAACCAAAGGAGTGATAGACTTGAAATTTTACCCAGACGGCAAAGTTCCAGAACAACCACACTTGTACTTCATTTATGGAGCTGGTGGAACTGGTAAAACTAGCCTTTTGAATCAATTTAAAGGTAAAAAACTACTAATATCTTTTGACCTATCAACTAATGTTGTTCTTGGTCGCAAAGATACTGATGTAGGAATGCTTGAAGAATCGGACAAAGAAGTAATTCAAGAGAAAGTAGACGAAATACTTGAATATGCCGTTGCTAACAAAGATAAATATGAAATTCTTTGCTTAGATAACATGTCAGCATTACAAAATCTAGTGTTGGAAAATATTGACGGCAAATCAAGAGACGGCAGACAGAATTATCAAAAACTACAGTTATGGTTCAGAGAAAAAGGAATGTATCTAAGAAACAGTGGTTTGACTGTTCTGGCTACTGCTCATGAGATAGACAACAAAGGAAACTTGGATAAGGGTAGATATAGTCCAGACATGAATGACAAAACATTCAATGCTTTTACATCAACGTTCGATTTTGTTGGTAGACTTTATAAAAATGGTAAAGAACGTTTGATAGATTGTGATCCTGCAACAGGAAATCAAGGCAAAAATAGAATCGATGATAGGACTTTGATACCAGCAGGAGAACTATTAGAACCAAAGAAAGAAACAGAAGAAAAGAAAGAAAACGAGGTAGAAAAACATGATTAATTTTACAGTAGATTATAACAATACATTCGGTAAAGCAGTAGAAGAAGCAGGTAGCTACAACGTTAAGATTGCTGATAGCTCAATTGCTAAGAAAACAAAAAAAGGTCAAGATATGGCAGTTATTGATTATGAAGTTTTAGACGGTAAGTACGCTGGAGCGGTTATCCGTTATGACAACATCTTGTGGAATAACAATACAGAAGAAACATTAAAACTATCTGCCAAGCGTTTTAACACTTTAATGAAGGCTGCTGGAATTGAAGACGGTACTCAAATCAACTCAACAATGAGCGCTATTGTTAAAGGTTTAGTTGGCAAGGAACTTAACATTACAGTTGATTGGGAACAAAGCGATTATAACGGTAAATGGAACTTGAGCGTTAAAACTCAACAACCAAAAAAAGAAAAGAGCGAACCAAATGGAGTATTTAGACCCACAAGCAACAGTGGAGCTTCAACAACTAAGACAAGCTCAAATCCATTTGCAAGTTCTGCAAGCAAAGCAGAAAGCGATCCATTCTCAAATTCAAAAGATATTAACATTCCAGACGAAGACTTACCATTTTAGAGGTGTAGATGATGGAAAGGTCTAGAGCGTATAGATTTTTTCACGATAAAGAAGAATGGATAGCAATCAAGCCAGTTGAAGCACTCAATTTAGACCATATAGAAACGGTTAGTGGTTCAAAAGATGAGTTCTACATTGATTGGGAACTGGCTGACAGGCGAAAGATGAGAACAAGACAACGCAGACTATTCTTTGCACTGATAAACGACATTGTTCAATGGTCTGTTATGCCACAAGAGTATGTAAAAGACATGTTTTACTTGCAATATTCTGCATATACAGGTAAAGAGATTAGTCTAGCAGATAACTCTAAAACAAGCGTTAGTGATGTGAATGTACTGATAGATTTAGTCATTGATTTTATGTTTGAGTGGAATGTTCCTTTCAAGGAAGGCTACAAACAATTGCCACGAGAAGAACAGTACTTTATCTATCAATGTTGTAGGCACAGAAGATGTTTGGTTTGTGGAGATTATGCTGATATCCACCATTTGGATACGGTAGGAATGGGAATGAATCGAGACCACGTAGATCACACAAAGAAGTACGTAATGCCACTGTGTAGGACGCACCATGAGAATTATCACCAGCTAGGTGCTGAGAAGTTTGCAGAACTCTATCATGTTCCAGTTGATGGAATAAAACTTGATGTTGAAACATTGAAAAAGCTGGGTATTAAAGGAAATTATGAGAGCCAGTAAGCTAAGACTGCCGAAAGGGTGAGAAGCCCTTTAGAAATGGAGGTGTTAGTTATGAATGAGCAACCAAGTTACTATTCAATACTAACTGCAAATGTTAGATATGATAAACGCCTTAAAGCAAATGAAAAACTATTATTTAGCGAGATTACAGCATTATCAAATAAAAATGGTTATTGTATAGCTAAGAATTCTTATTTTGCTAGATTATATGATGTTGCAGTTGAAACAGTATCTAGATGGGTAAGTCATCTAGTTAAATACGGATATCTAAAGCGTGAAGAAATTAGAGACGATAAAACAAATGAAATTATTGAAAGAAAACTTTATCCAATAACTAATCCAAAAATTGAAGATAATAGTGACCGTTTCTGTGGTACGGGAGGTATTGACAAAAAAATCAATACCCCTATTGACGAAAAGATCAAAGAGAATATTACAAGTATTAATAATATAAATATGTTAGATAAGGATAATAGTGAAGTAAGTAATACAAATAGATTTAACTATTCTAAATTTATTAATTCAATAAATGAAGCAGCTAATACTAATTTTAGGAATTCATCCAACAATAGAAAATTAATACATGCAAGATTAGCAGATGGATATACAGAAGAAGAACTAATTAAAGTAATTAAGTTTAAAGCTAACCAGTGGAAAGATAATGAGAAGATGAAGAAGTATATAGTACTTACAACATTATTAAGACCAAGTAATTTTGATAAATATATACAGGAAGTAGAAAGTACCCCTGAACCACAAAAAAAGAAAAGTAACACCAGTTCCGCCCGCCGCCCAGAGCGAACAGAAGAAGAGGAGCGATTGTATCAACTTAGATTATATGCATCTGAACATCCAGAAATATATGAAAGTGATACTGAAGGAAATATAGCTATAAGAGAGGAGTTAGAAAGACTTGAACGAAATAGAGTTAAGGGTGGTGGAAGCCCTACTGAATAAACCTGATTTAGCAGATAGTACATTCATTAATTACGAGTGGTTTGAAGACATCAGATTAAGAAACATTGTAGAAGCTATTCAAAAGTTAGAGGTTCAAGAGCGTACTCTGTTTAATATCTATTCTGAGATGGTTAATGACGGAAGTATTGAATATAAGCATTTAGTAGATTTACAAGGGCAATTTGTAACGGATGCTAACTTTGACAATGACGTTAAGTCACTACACAAGATGTATGCTCAACGTAATTTAGAACTTAGTATGGATGTTTACAAGCAATCACCAAGGAAACAGGAATTAGCTAATCTATCAGAAGCAATCTCTGAGTTATCCAAAATTGATGAAGAAGATGATAACGGAGAACTTGAAGGAGCAATTGAAGAACTTCAGGAAAGATTAGCAACTAATCAACCAGCAGGAATCAAAAGTTTTAAGAGACTAGATGATTTATTAGCTGGTGGTTTGTATGGATCTATGCTTTTTACAATTGGTGCTAGACCTGCAGTAGGTAAAACAGCTTATGCGGTTAATCTTGCATATCAAATTATGATGAATGATCCAGAAGTTCAAGTTGATTTCTTTACTCTTGAAATGAACAAACGTGAGATGCTTAATCGTTTCATCTCAAGAAGTGCCAATGTTGATAGTCAGAAATTAAAGAATCCGTCAAATGGCTTAGATATAACTTTTAGTTCTATGGTAACAAATGGGATTGATTGGGTGAGAAGTCATAAGTTGAGAATATATGATAGGATCCTCAATCTTGGTGGAATTCTTAGCGTGATTAGAAAGAATGCATCTAAAGCTAAACCTAATAAGTATGTAGCAATCATTGATTATATAGGGTTGGTAAAGGTTAATAATCGTCAAGATCGTTGGTTACAGGTAGGTCAGATAACACGAGAATTAAAAATAATTGCTAACGAATTTAATGTGCCAGTTATAGCATTATCACAATTAAATCGAGAATCTGAGAAACGCAAGGAATTATTATTATCTGATTTACGAGAATCAGGGAGCATTGAACAAGATAGTAATGTGGTTGCTTTTTTGTATCGTCCTGATGAAGAAAATAAGTCAATAGTAAGGTTATCAGTCAAAAAGAACCGTGAAGGACAACTTGGAGATATAGATTATTACTTTGACGGAAAGTATATGTTCTTTAAAGAGGGCAGTGAAACTATATGAGTTATATGGACTATAACGAATTTCAAGCAATCATGCTTGAAAATAGCTATCAACAATCAAAAGCAGTTGAGGTTTATTTAAATAAAGCGTCCTACTATACGAGATTAATAAAACGAATAGTAGAGAATACAGCAGATAAACAACCAATTGTAAAAGTAAAAATGGAAAAGTTTATAAAGATGTATAACGACAAAAGAATTGAAGCAGTGTGGGATGCAATTTCAGTAGCTGAACTAGAAAAGTTGCAAGAATGGAAATTCATTGAAGATGGTGAAGAGTTTATTTTACAACTACAGATTAAATATCAAGGGAAATTGAAAGAAGCTACTGAATTTGAAAAGAAACAAGTAGAGTTAGCAACTCTTTATGAACAAGCGTATAAGAGAGGTAAGTTACATGACTGATGAATATGAACAAGGTCAACAGGATATGTTGGCACTGATTAAAAATATCTATTACACATCTAGCAGAGAAGAATTTGAGAAGTTTCTGGGTAAAGATGATTTAGATGCTAACGAAGTTTTAGGGTACTTGAGAGAAAAGTATATGAAATTAGGTAAGAAGCAATTAATCGATAGTATTACTAAAGAATTTAGGCTTTAAAGGAGCGATGCTGAGTGACTGCTACATATATAGTTTATGGCAATCAAGAGAATGTACTAATGCTTGGTACTGCTAAAGAAGTTGCTGAACATCTTGGAATTAAAATTCAGTCGGTTTATTGTTTAGCGAGCAAAGTTAAACATGGAGCTAGGAATCCTAAGATTAAAATTTATCGAATAGAAGGTAAGAACGATGAATATTGATATTTCAGTTCCTTTTCCATTAGCTTACTTGGATTGGTGTAAATCTAAAGGAATTAAAAGCTTAAAAGATACAGAAAATAACGCTTTGATTATGGAGTTTGGAAAACTTTATAAACAAAAAGGTGGGAAAATCGAAGTTTATGAAATTCTAATTGCTAGGGGCGATAAAATAATATGATTTTTGCATATATACGAGTTAGTACAGACGATCAAACAGTTAAGAATCAAAAAGACATGATTGAGCGTGCTGGATATAGAGTTGATAAGTGGTTAGCTGATGAAGGTGTAAGTGGAACTATTGACTGGACTAAAAGAGAAATCAACGTAGCTATTGAAGAAGCTGATGAAGGCGACACTATAATTGTAGCTGAATTGTCACGTTTAGGACGTTCTTTAAAACAGATTTTAGAAATTGTTGAGCTATGTCAGAAGAAAAAAGTGAACATTATTATGATTAGAGAAGGAATCCAAACTAACAATGATAGTCCAGTAAATAAATTATTGTTATCAATCTTAGGATCACTAGCAGAAATGGAACGTAATTTAATAAGTCAAAGAACTAAGGACGCTTTAGCACTAAAAAAGAAAAATGGAGTTGTGTTAGGTAGACCAGTCGGAAGAACAACTCCAGTTGAGAAGATGAAGCTATATCCGAAAAGAAAACAAATTATTGCATGGCACGAAGACGGTGTTAGCTATTCAGAAATAGCAAGGCGCTTGAAGGTTCATAGAATAACTGTTTCTAAATTCATTCATACTTTGGAATTGAAAGAATCTATTTAAAGGAGACGATAGACATGGAATTTTTTAGGATACGTTATAAAAATCGGTAATTGTTATTTCAAACAAAAGTTAAATTCTGACTATGTAATTTGTAGATCATTTGAAGGAGCAATGGTGATTATGACAATTGATTATGCTTCTGAAATTGCAGAAGAAACTGGTGGAGTAGTTAAGCATTTGTATGTTTCAGATAAAAAGCTTGATGAATACAGGAGTAATAAAAATGCAACGTATAGCAAGGAAAGTTAAGGTCAATGGTTTTACATTCGATAGTCAAAAAGAAGCTAAATTCTATGAAAATTTTATCCAGAATAGCGGGTATAAATACGAAGTTCATCCTAGTTACGTAATTAAAGATAAAGTAGCTATAGGCGGTGTGAATCTAACTAGGATTAGTTATGCTCCAGATTTTGTAATTTTTGATGATTACGGAGAAATCAAACATGTATATGATGTTAAACCTAGCATTAATACACAATTCGGAGCTGATACTGCTGCCAAGCTGAGATTTAATTTGTTTGCTAGAAAATACGGTATTCCAGTTGAAGTAGTAGTGCCACGAACCAATGACTTTAAAATGAAAATCTATGGATTGACTAAAAATGTAAACACAAGGCACGAGCGTATCAATCGTAAAGGTAAGCAGATAGTTGAATTCTATGATGTGATGCAAAGCGTTGATTATGATGTGGAAGATTTTATAGGAATTTAAAGTAATGTTGAGAATACAACTAATAAGAAGAGAGGTATAGCAATGATGAGAGGTATGGAAGGTATAACAATAGAAAATATGAGTGACCAAACTCATATTTATGCGAATGATATTTTAATAAATGCTATAGATTTAGCAGAAAAAAGAGGAGTTTCTCTAGATCAAGTATTAAAATGCTTTGAATTAGCAGTAAAAGAACAAAAACTTGATCTATTACAAGCAAGATATACAGATCAAAGTGAATTTGAATCGGAACAAATTTCTATTGAATCAGAAAAATATAATGATTATGAATAAATATTATATTCGCAGTGTAAGAATGGTCTGAAATGAGGTATATGGGATGAATGAAAATATTATAAATATGTATACAGAATTAAACAGAAAATACCCAAATATTTACGGTCGAGATCTGAAAATTGATGCTATTGATCGTAAAGACCGTTATGATGACGATAAATTGTTTGATGAAACAATTTTAGATGTAGTGAGAATTTACTACAAACAACAAACTATATCTATTGAAAGATACTATGAAAATAACTGGGAAATTGAAGATGAAGATTATATTAAATTTGAAGATTTTAGAGAAATCGGAAAGATTTTAAGTATCGTTATGAAGCATATAAGCAGAATCGAGTTAGATTGATTTGCCACGATTTTAAGAATCGAATCAGGCTTAGTATCTGTCGCAGGATACTAAGTCATAGGTAGTAATATTGCTAAGAAACTACAAACACAAAATTTATTTTGAAAGGAGTGAATCACACTTTCCTTTATAATTGCTCATTTTACTGTAGCAAATCAGCACTATTACTACCGAAACCAGACTTTCTTTTAAATACACCGTTACAGTTGCAAATAAATTTTGAGAGGAGCTAAACCTCCGTGCATTATATCTTCGTAGCAACTGTAACACCGCCTTGCATCCACATGATTTGAGATGGTCATATGTGTTGAGAGCATAGCAAGGCTTTAGCTAGCTATAAATACGAGAAAGGATTGATTAGATGAAATTATATTTAGTTGAATATTTTATTAACAATAAACTGCATAACATGATTGTACGAGCTAAAAATTACAACGCAGCAGAAACACAGGTTAAAGTTTCTGTAATAGCTAACATTCATGATGACAATTTTTAGGAGGGTGAAGATGACAATTAACAAAGCAATAGCAGCAGGGATAATACTTATAACTATATTTTATATTATCTTAAGTTATACATTGTTTATTTTTGCTAATAAAGATGAGTACAAAGATGCGAAAGATATTATCAGTGTTGTAGGAGTGGTCATTGTATCTATGACGTTTTTAATGTTGTTTCTTGGTAAATAAAAAAGCACGCTCCCTTGGAAACGTGCATAATACATAAACTAAGATAATTATACCACAGGGAGAGTGTAGAAATGGACTATATGGAACTTTTTGAGCCAGTCGACGAAGTCCAAACGGCTAGAAATGTTAGGAATTTTTTTAACAAAGATTTAGATAAATTATTACGAATGGCAAACGAAGTACCGTCATTTTTACGTTCGCCAGTGATTGATGATATGCCTAAATCACCTAGTTTTAAAAATGGCAGTGAAGAGATTTTGGTAAATCATTTTGAATCTAAATCATACATAGCAAAGAACATTTTAATTGGAGTTAGTAAAGCTTTAAATAACTGTCGTTTAATTCATAAACAAATACTAATTGCTAAATATCTAGATGATATGTATGATTGGCAGATAATGCAAAGATTGAATTATGAAAAAACTCGATATGCAGAATTAAAAGTTAATGCATTAAATGAATTTGCAGACAGATTAGAGGTACAACCAGATTGTCCTAATTTACATGTATATATCAAGAAAAACGGAAATCAAACGGAAAATTAGCGGAATTGCAACGGTGCTTTAGTGAATTATTATGGTATTGTAGCAAAGGTAAGTTAGGTTAGTCGCTTTATAGACCATGAGAGTTAAAACTTACAATGCATATTTTATTTGTCATAATTATTAAGTCAGTCTATCCAGGCTGGCTTTTTATTTTGGAGAAAATTATGAAAGATAGTATAGATTTCGGAAAAATCCAGACTTATGAAGAGCTAAGGATGTTACGTGAGTTAGAAAAGCACTACAAGAAACATCCAGTAAAACATAAGCGTAAGTATAGTAGAGATGTTAGCAAGATTAAATTAAAAGGTGGTGGGTGATATGCCAAGAGTTAGACGATGCAGATATAAAGATTGCCATGCGATGGTGGAATTACCAGACCATTATTGTCAGCAACATTATAGTTATGAAGCAGAGTATATAGCTAATAGACAGAAGTGGGCAAGGTCAAGAAGTAAGGTATATCAGCATCGCTACAATACAGTTACACGTAACCGTAACAGTAACAAGTCTGAACAATATAACTTCTATCGTAGTAAGCAGTGGGTAAACTTAAGACAGTTGGTATTGAATAGAGATTATTATTTGTGTCAGTATTGCAAAGTAATTAACAAGATTACCAGTGCTAAGACAGTAGATCATATTGTACCAATTGAATATGACACAGACTTGAGAGCTGATACTGGTAACCTTGCTACAATCTGTTCAAAGTGTCATAGACTCAAGACAGATTGGGAACGTTGGTACTATGGCACAGGTAAGGATAACCAGTTGAAACAAGTACCTAAAATTACAAATATTAGTGAGATTGTTTTAAAAATGAATAGACTTGCTAAAACAACCCTAAAATAGCCGTAGATGCATTTTAAATAAATTGAATGAATTACATTAAAAGGAAATTTAAATTTATCCCCCGCCCTAGTAGGAGCCAAGGAAGAGCGCACACATAGGAAGGGGCTTATAAAAAAGTGCAATTTCTGAAATTTTTACCTAGGGGGGGGTACCACAATTGAAAGGAGGTAAGACAGTGGTTAAAAAAGTCTTTTATCAGCAGAATGATGGGCGTTTAAGCGGTACGCCACCAAAGCACTTAGGAACAGTAGCCAAGGTATGTTGGCGCAAAATCGTGCCCTTTTTAGAAAGTACAGAGCGAGTTAAAAGAATAGATACTGCATTAGTAGAATTGTACTGCTCGCAATATGAGATTTATCGTCAAGCTTATGATGATGTCTTAGAGAATGGCATTCAAACCAAGATATTTAAATCACTTCAAGACGCAAGTGGTTCGATAGTAGGTAAAGATTTTGTTGGTTATCGTAAGAACCCAGCTGTTGCAACGATGAAAGACGCTAGTATACAGATAACCAGTATTGGTAGTCAACTGGGCTTATCTCCTAAAGCACGAGCTGAATTGATGCAATTGGTTGATAGCAAAGAAAAAGAAGATTCAACTGAAAAATTAGCAAAGATTTTTGGAGGTGAAAGTTAGTGGAAGTAGATTTGACTCAAACTCATGATGTTTTAGGAACATATCATAGTATCGATTTTTCAGATATTAGAAAGAAATATCAAGATGAAGGTACTAAATATGCTTTTAAAGTACTTGATGAAGAAATTGAAACAGGATATCTAATAAAGCTAGCTTGTTTTAGACACCTAAGAGATTTGCAAAGACAGAATACAAAGGAATTTCCTTATCGTTATTCAGTCAAACAAGCTAAAAAACTACTATTATTTGCCTCAATGTGTCCGAATGTAGATACAGGTTCTCCAACTGAATTAATGGATTGGCAAAAGTTTATTTTCTGTATGCTATTTGGTTGGAGAAATTTAGAAGGGCGAAAAAGATTTAGTCGTGTGATGGTATCTGTTGCTCGTGGACAAGGTAAAACTTACTTGATGGCAATTTTAATGTGCTACTCCTACTTTATAGAAAGTTTAGGATTGTCTAATCAAGATTATCTAGTGGCATCAATTAATTTTAAACAGACTAATAAGATATTTGGTTATATTAAAACAATGATGAAGTACATTGTTAAGACAGATATGTTTAAAGATTATGCTGCTACTGTTGACTTTAAAGCTCAAAGTGATCAGATGATTATGAAAGAAAAGAATAACGTTTTACGTGCTATCTCTCATGAATCAGGACAATATGATAGTTTTCACTTTACAACAGCTATTTTTGACGAAATTGGAGAAGTAAAAAGTAGAGAAAAGATTAGTAAGATTATTTCAGGTCAAGTTAAAGTGCCTAATCATCAATTCATTCAGATATCAACATCTTATCCAGACCCTAGCGTTCCATTTCATGAAGATCAAAAAATGATTCAGCAAGCGATGGAACAAGACTATAAGCGTGATGCAGATAACTTTTTAGGATTAATTTGGGCTCAAGATAGCTTAGATGAAACTTTTAAGCCAGAAACGTGGTATAAATCAAATCCTTTATTATATCTAGATAGTCAAAAACAAGTTTTAATGGAAGGATTACAAGATAAACGTGATGCAGATATGCTATCTGGTAATGTAGCAGACTTTCAAAATAAGAATTTAAATTTATGGTTAGCAGAAGCAACCAATAGTTTCTTGAAGTTAGGTGATATAGAACGAGCTATCCAGCCTAATTTCAATATTGAAGGTAGGACTGTATATATCGGCTATGACTATTCGATGTTTTCTGACAATACCGCAATAGCATTTGTATATCCTTATTCAGCAAATCATGGTGTTCCTAAATGGAGAGTTGAGCAACATTCATTTATTCCTTGGCAACATGCTGGTTCAATTGAGGCTAAAGAAAAGCAAGATGGTATAAATTATCGTGAATTAGCTAAGCAAGGTTATTGTACTATTACCAGTCATCCACAAGGTTTGATTAATGAAGAACAGGTTTATCATTGGTTATTAAACTACATACATGATAATGATCTTAATGTTATATTCTTCGGCTATGATGATTGGGGAGCAACTACTACAATAAAGCAACTTGAGTTAAATACTGATTATCCATTGCAAGGTATCAGGCAACGGACATCAGAGCTAAAAGATCCTACAAAATTTTTGCAGAAGTGCTTTATTGAAGGGACAATTACACGTCCTGACGATAAAATCATGGAAAAAGCATTAATGAACGCACAGATTTATGAAGATAAAATCGGTATTCAAGTAGATAAGGCTAAAGCAACGCTAAAAATTGACGTAGTGGATGCAATTATTGATGCGATGTATCAAGCAATGTACCATTTTGAAGATTTTGGAATAGCTAATGATAAGTCAAAACAAGTTGAATTAATGACAACTAAGCAAGTTGAAGATTGGTATATGAGTGATGAATCTGGATTATTAGGAGGTGATTTTGATGATTTTTAGACGAATTATAGGATATTTATGGCAACTTTCAGACGTTTTATTGTTTATTTCAGCAATGGTTGTATTAGATTATACAGCCTTTAGAATTAATGCTACACTAGGTTGGTTTGTAATATCCTTAATATTATTTGTCTTAGGTTGGCTAGTTGAAGTCATCTCTGAACGAAAGCGAGGTGATAGTTAATGCCAATATTTAATATTAATAATGCTTTAAAAACGTCAACAATGAGTGTTCCATTTGGTTTTGGCGATGAAGAAGTTTTTAATGTCCTGACTGGTAAAGATAGTGATACTTATATTAGCGCTAAAGAAGCCTTAAAGAATTCAGATATATATTCAGCAATTTTTCAATTATCTGGAGACTTAGCATCTTCACAAATTATCAGTAGTAAGACTAGATATCAAGGAATAATTGATAATCCAACTTTGACGTCAAATAAACATGCTTTTTGGCAAGCAATATTTGCTCAACTGTTGTTGGGTGGAGAAGCTTTTATATACCGTTGGCGAAATATTAACGGTATAGATCATCATTGGGAATATTTAAGACCTTCACAGGTTAGTGCATATTTACTAGATGATGGATCAGGGTTAATTTACAATATTACCTTTGATGAACCAAAAATCGGAGTAAAAATGAACGTCCCACAAAATGACGTTTTACATTTTAGACTACTTTCAAAAAATGGTGGTATGACAGGTATTAGTCCTTTATCTGCTTTATCTAACGAACTTAATATCAAAAATGATTCTAATAAATTAACTAGAGCAGCATTAAGTCAAGCAATTATGGCGCCTGGTATTTTAAAGATTAAAAAAGAAGGTACTATAGATTGGAAATTAAAGGCATTACGTTCTAAACAATTTATGAGACAAGTTCAAAGTGCAAATAATGGACCAGTTGTAATTGATGATTTAGAAGAATATTCACCTTTAGAAATAAAATCAGATATTGCTAAATTACTAGCACAAGCTGACTGGACGGGTAATCAAATCGCTAAAGTATATGGTATTCCTAATTCTTATTTAAACGGTCAAGGAGACCAGCAATCATCTTTAGATCAAATAAAAGGAATGTATGCCAATGCTTTATCTCGATATATGGAATCAATCGTATCAGAGCTTGATAATAAGTTGAACGCAGATATTAGATATAACATTAGACCAGCAATTGATCCATTACAAGATGGTTATGCTCAAACATTATCAGGCTTAACCAAAAATGGTATGTTGGCACATAATCAAGCTAGATATTTACTTCAAGAAACAGGTTATTTACCTAAGGACTTACCGTCACCAGAACCTGCAATATTAAAATCGAAAGGAGGTGATGGCGATGCGGAAGATACCAATTAAAGGAGCAATTGTTGATGATAATACTGCTATGTTTTATGACTATTTTGGCATGACTTGTACAAGCCCTAAAAAAGTATCGGCAATTTTAGATGAAGAAGTTGCTGAAGGTGATGACGATATTGTTGTTGATATTGCATCGAATGGTGGCGATGTATTTGTTGCCTCTGAAATTTATAGTATGTTAAAGAATAATAAATCTAATGTAAAAGTTAATGTTACAGGGTTAGCTGCATCCGCTGCATCAGTAATTGCAATGGCAGGAGATACAGTATCAATTGCACCAACAGCTCAAATCATGATACATAAAGCGTGGACTCGTGTAGATGGAAATGCTGATGATTTAGGTCATGAGGCAGGTGTTCTAAGTGGAATTGATAAGTCAATTGCCAGCGCTTATGAGTTAAAAACAGGCATGAAACAATCTGACCTTTTACAAATGATGTCAAATGAAACATGGTTGACTGCTCAAGATGCAGTAGATAAAGGTTTTGCTGATGAAATTATGTTCGTTAATGAAGAAGATGAACCAGTTATGAATTCTATGGAAGATATACCTAGTAAATCAGCTATTAATAAGTTAATGAATTTAATTTTAAAGGCAGATAAACAACAAAATAAAACAACAAGCCAGTTTGAAAATCCAAGTTTAAAGGATAAGAAACTGGCTATTTTAATGGAAAGAAGGAAGTAAAACATGAATATTAATGAACTTAATAATGCTTGGATTGAATCTGGGCAAAAAGTAGCAGATTTAAACATGCAAATTAATGCTGCTTTAATTGATGATAATTATGATGAAGAAAAATTTGCTAACTTGAAAGCTCAACGTGATAAGGAAGTGGCACGTCGTGATAATTTGAAAGAACAATTAGATGCTGCACGAGCTGAACAAGTTTATAATATGCCAGATAGTGCAAAAGAACCATTGAATGATAATGAAAAAGATTTAAAGGCAAAATTCGTTAAAGATTTTATTGGTATGATGAATAACGATCCTAAAGTATTAGCGATGGTTACATCTTCTAAAGATGATAGTGGTAATAATGCTGGCCTAACAATTCCTGAAGATGTTCAAACAGCTATTCATCAATTAGTACGCCGTTATGATTCATTAGAACAATACGTAAATCGTGAATCTGTATCTATGCCAAATGGTTCTCGTGTGTTTGAAAAATGGACTGATGTTACACCACTAGCTAATCTAGATGATGAAACTGCAGCAATTGGCGACAATGATGATCCAAAACTAACATTAATCAAGTTCGCAATTAAACGTTATGCAGGTATTACTACTGTCACAAATACTTTATTGAAAGATACTGCAGAAAATATCTTAGCTTGGTTATCTGCATGGATTGCTAAAAAGGTAGTAGTTACACGCAACAAGGCAATTATTGATGTAATGAATAAGGCACCTAAGAAACCAACTATTGCAGATTTTGACGGTATTATCGATTTAATTAATACAGGAGTAGATCCTGCAATTAAAACAACGTCATTCTTGATGACTAATACATCTGGTTTGAATACTTTAGCTAAAGTTAAGGATGCAATGGGACGTTACTTATTACAACCAGATCCTAAACAACCAGATCAATACATCATTAAAGGTAAGCGAGTAATTGAAATTGCTGATCGTTGGTTACCAGATAATTCTGGAAATCATCCATTATACTATGGTGATCTAAAACAAGCAGTAACATTGTTTGATCGTGAAAATATGTCTCTATTATCTACTAACATTGGTGGAGGAGCGTTTGAAAAAGATTTAACTAAGGTTCGTGTAATTGATCGTTTTGACGTAGTAGCAACTGATAGTGAAGCTTGGGTAGCTGGTTCATTCAAAACTATTAAAGATCAAGAAGCTAATTTAGCAGGCACACCTAAAGTTTAGAGGTGATTTAGATGGATAAGGAAATATTACTCGATGATCTAAAGTTATCTCTTAGAATTGATGGCGATGATGATGATAGATTACTGAATTCATATATTAAGGCTGCAGAAGTGTATATTAAAACTGCAGTAGGTGGCGATGATGAATTTTGGCAACAAGATGATGTTATTGCAATTCAAAAAATAGCAATTTTAGCTTTAGCTGGTGCTTATTATGATTACAGAGTGGCTTTACAAGATGTAATGACTTATCCTATTAATCTAACTTTAAATGCGATAATCTCACAATTACGTGGGAAATTGGCGTTATATGAAGAAGGTGATAGCGATGCCTAAGAAGTTATTACATTCTTCATTTAATCAGCGTATCGAGTTCCAGAATGTTAGTTTTGTAGCTGATGATTTAACTGGAGATACAGTTGAAAAGCCAGTAACATTATTTTCTTGTTGGTGTGCACCGCAGAGACGAACCATGTCTCAACAGTTTCAGTTAACAGGCTTAGGGCTTGATGATACTCTAACTGTGGCAATCAGACACAATGATAAAGTTCAGGAAGCTACATTAGCTAAATATAAAGATGAAACTTATGAAGTAGTGTCTATCTCTCCTGATGATACTAATAACTATATGGCTTATGACTATGTGGTTATTAGGAAAAAGAAAGGGGCTGGTAAGCATGGCTAATAATGCAGATATACCTTTCGAAAATTTATTACAAGATTTTAGTAAAAGTTTGAATAAACTTGTTCCTAATATGGAGCAAAAAAAGAAAATCACGCAAGCTGGTGCTAACATATTAGAGAAGAATATACGTCGGGTAACTCCTATTTCTAAGTTGAAATATGATAAAAATAAGGGAAAATCTTACAAAACAACGCATTTAAAAGAATATGTAATGTCACAAAATACCAACATTGACGGTCAAGAAGATGGCAGCTCAACAGTTGGATTTGGTAAAAAGGCTTATATTGCTAGATTCTTAAATGACGGAACAGTTAAAATGCCAGCAACTCATTTTGTAGATAATACTGTTAATGAGTCCAAGATGGAAGTTCTACTAGCTAATAAGGCTGAATATGACAAAATAATGCGAGGTGGTAAGTAGTGGAAACACCAACCACGATAGCAAAAAAATTAATGAAGGATATCACTTGGATAGACGAGTTATACTCTGGTTCTATTCCAAGTAATGTAGAAGTAAATACAAATAAAAATACAGTATTAATTACTGAATATTTAAATGAACCAAGTCTTTATGCCAATATGAAGATCAAGTATTGGCGAGTAGGGGTTGAAGTTCAGATTTTCTATAAGTTAAGTGGCGATGATTTTCAAAATCATGAAATAGAATTAGCCAAATTATTTAATGGCGATGATTGGGAGATTGACACTTCAAGAAATCGAATTAAGGACCCAGATACTAAACAATGGACTAAGGTTTTTTATTTTTCAAAAATTTTAAAAGTGAAAGAAGGTATATAGAATGGCAGGAGCAACAACTCATGGTATTTTATACGCAGCATTTGGTATCGTTGACGATAATGGCGATATTATCAAGGATGCTAAAAAAGGTGTTAGTGAACTAGGAGTTGAAGTAGTTGATGGCGATGGAGAAGGTGCTACAACTGCTAATATTACTGGTTTAGAACAAAACGGTACAATTAAATGGGCAAATAATAAAGCTAAGCGTATCACTCATGGTAAACAACAACCACAAGTTGCCTTAACTATGTTAGATATCAAAAAAGATTTATTAAACCGCCTAAAAGGATATGTATCTGATGGCAAAGGTGGTTACGTGCTTACATCTGGTTCTAAGCCTAATGTGGCATTATTAATTTGTTCTGAAGATATGGACGGAACAAGAATTTATGAAGGTTTTGCAAATGGTGAATTAACTCAAGCAGCACAAAACCATGGTACTGATAATAACAATATTACAGAAGCTGATACTACTTTGACCTATCAAGCTTTAGCTCCAATTAAAGATACAACTTTTGTTGATGATAAAGGAGTAACACAACCTTATAAGGTTTGGGCTGATGATGAAGCAGGATTTGATATTAATGCGATGTTCAAAGAAGTTTTTGGTGGTTTTGATGGTGTTGCAAGCCTTAAAATTCCGGGCGGGACCAAGACTAATAGCGTAGCAGTTGATGGTGGTTCTGGATTACATTAATTAGATAAACAGAGACGAGAAATGTGAAACGTTGGAGGATTATTTATTATGGTTAAAATTAATACAAAAAAACTTGGATTAAAGAAACCAGTTTTTGTTAAAGTAACAGTTAAGAAAATTAAATTAGCTGATATGATGATGAATAAACTGTTAAAGCTAGGAATTGAACAGGATAGAACTGAATTACTAAAAGAAAGAGATATCAACAATGAAGATTTTGTTAACAATGCAATTAAAATGAATAACATGGAAATTGAATTTGCTGACAGTGCTTTTGATTTCTTACAAAAAGCTTTAAATTTGTCTAATAAAGAACGTGATCTTGCTGAAGATAACTTAACTTTTGAAGAATTGGGTAATTATATTAACTATGTAATTATGCGAATCAAAGGTCAATCCGAAGAAGATATTAAAGCGATGATGAATTCAGAAGTTAAAAAGGATAAAGATCCAAAAAAAGAATTAGACGCTTAGCAGATACTTTAATTGATACTCAAAATGAATATCAAGACTTGCTATATCTACAACAGAAATTGATGTTGGAATCTGGTATAGCAATATCTGTTAGCGATGAAGAAGAATTTGAAACGTTAGTTGAAGTAATGTCTGCCAAAGCTAAGGAAGATAGACCAGTTACGCCAAGAGAAGCGTTAAGGCGCTTACGAGGAAAGTAAAAATATGGTATAATATTTGTGCAAGAAAGTCCCGGAGGTGAGATAGATGAAGAAAGTATTTAATTGGTTAAAGATAAATGATCGCTTTTGGTGGATACTAATTATTTCAATAACACTAGCTATAATTATTGGCACAGTGTTCTTCTGGGGCTGGATGTGGAAACATATTTATATTTGGATTATTATTTATCTCATCTTTTCATTCTTTGGTGGTGGTTCTGATGAATGGAAAAAGTACCATGGATTAAAGTGAATTAAAGTATTAATAAAAGTCAACTGAAAAAGTTGGCTTTTTTATTTTGGAAGAAAGGAGGTTAAATTTAAGTGAAAGTTCAAAATGAAATGGCTACTAAAATTACTGTAGATACAGTCCAGGCTGCTAAAAGTATTTCAGCCTTTAGGAATGGTATTTCAGCTTTGACTAATTCGTGGAAAGCCAACGAAATGGCATATCGAACAGCTGGAGATAGTTTAAATGCCTTAAAGTCCAGATATGAAGGTATTAGTAATGTTATTGAACTTCAAAAACAAAAGATTGATGAATTAAAAAATAGGCAAGAAGGACTTGATAGAACTAATAAGGATCAAGCTAATACTTGGTTAAAGTTAGAGAAAGATATCCAAACCGCAACACGTCAATTAGCTAGTTACGAAGCACAACAAGCTAAAGCCAAGACATCAATGAATTACTATAATAATGGTTTGGCTGATTTACAGAAAAGCTATAGAACTACACAAGCTTTATCTAAGAGTTATGTTGAAAGACTTAGAGCAGAAGGCAAAGGGTTAGAAGCTAAAAAAGCTCAACAAAAGGGGCTTGAAGATTCGTTAGAAAACTTGAATAAGCAGTATAAGAAACAAAAAGAAGAATTAAATGCACTAATTGATAAAACTAATGAAACTACTGTGAAAACTACTAAGGCTAGTGATGCCTATAAGAAGCAACAAATCAGATTAAATGAAACTGCAACAGCAATAGCTAAAGCTAAGTCAGAAACCAAGAAACTTCAAGATGAAATGGATAGGTTGAATCCTAAGGGATTTAATAGGATAGTAGTAGCTAATGAAAAAGTAATGCAAGGTTTGAAAACTAGCAAGAATAAAATGGTTGATTTTACCTTAAAAGCATCTACATTCTTATCTGGTTTTACTCCAATTATTCATGGTATTGGTGCTGCAGCTGTTGACGGAGCTCAAAAAGCTAGTGATTTACAAAATGCTTATGTCAAGACGTTTAACTTGCTAACCACTGGTGGTGAAAAAGCTGCAGAAGCAACTAAGAATGTTGCTAAAATGCAGGCAGAAGGTAAAGAAATGTCTGTACAGTATGGTGTTAGTCAACAAAAGATTGCTGATGGTTATCAAGAGTTAGTAAAACGTGGTTATTCATCTTCACAAGCACTCGGTTCAATGAAAACTATGCTACAAGCTAGTGTGGCATCAGGAGAAGATTTTAATGATGTTGTTCATAATTCTACAGCTGTATTAGAAGCCTTTGGAATGAAAATAGACGGAACAAAGAAAATGGCAGAGAATACTAAAAAAGCCGTTAATGAAATGGCTTATGCTGCTGATATGACTGCTACTGATTTTAATTCATTAGGTGTGGCAATGGAATATGTGGGACCGTCAGCTAAAACACTTGGTTACGAAGTAGGCGAAACAGCATCTGCAATCGGTATTTTATCCAACAATGGTTTGGAAGCAGATAAAGCTGGTACAGGATTAAGACAAGTATTGAATAGTTTAATTAAACCTACTGACGAAGCTAAGAAGTCATTACAAGGCATTGGGCTATCAGTTCAAGATTTTACAGATAAATCAGGCAAGATGAAGTCTATATCTGATATTTTTGAAATGTTAAATAGTCATACTAAAAATATGAGTAAGACTCAAAAAGGTGTGTTACTTAATACCTTATTTGGCACGACTGGGCAAGCGTCAGCATCTATCTTAGCTAATAATGCTGAAGAATTAGAAAAACTGAACAAAAAAGTTCAGGAGTCTTATAAAGGACAAGGGTATGTACAAGAGTTAGCACAAAAGAACCAAGGAACTGTAAAGAAACAGATGGCTCAATTTAAAGAAGCTAGTGAAGCGGCCAAGATGGAACTGGGTACAGCTTTATTACCAGCAATGAGAGATGCATCGGTAGAAATGGCTAAGTTTTTTAATTCTAAAGAAGGTAAGCAAGGATTAAAGGATATAAGTAAGCTGATTGGAACTATTGCAAGTGGTGTAATTGGTTTAGTTAAAATAATGGCTGAACATATTGGTATTATTAAAGCTTTTGGTAAAGCATTAACTGGAGCGTTAATTGCACATTTCGCAATAAAAGGTATTAGCAAGGCTAAGAAAGATTTACAAGGTTTAGCCACATTTGCCAGAGCTACTAAGCTAGATAAGGCTTTAAAATGGACTGCTAAGATTTCAACTAAAGCAGCAAAAGCAGCTTTAAGTGGGCTTAGCAAAGCAGTAGCAGTTACAGGTAAAGCTGTTAAGGTTGCATTCAATGGTATGTTGTCTGCAGCAAAGAAATTAGCATTAGGATTTAAAGCGGTATTTTTGTCTAATCCATTTGGTATTGCAATTTTAGCGATTACTGCTTTAGGTGTTGCATTTTATGAACTATACAAACACAACAAAAAATTCAAGAAGTTTGTTAATGGTTTGGTAAAGGATGCTAAAAAAGCATTTGACAATATAATCAAGTTCTTTAAAAGTCTACCTAAAGAGATATCTAAAGTATGGAAGAATATTACGGGGTTCTTCAGCAAAGGTTGGAAATCAATTAAAGATACAACTAACAAAGGTATCAAGAACACTCAAAAGAGTTGGAATAAGTTTAATAAAGATGTTGCTAAATCTGCCAATAATATGTGGAAAGATACTAAGAAGAAGTTTAGCAATGGCTGGAATAGTTTAAAGAAAAATGCTGATAATGGTAAAGATAAGATTGTAAAATCATGGAATAATCTTAATAATACAACGCTTAATGTCGCTAAAAAAATGGCTAAAGAGAATCCTAAACAGTTTAAATCAGGTTATGATGCTATCCAATCCTACACTAATATTTGGAAAGATTTTACCAGTGGACATTGGGATAAATTAGGCGGTGATATTAACGATACCGCTAAAAATATTCGTAAGTTTACTAAAAATATATTCAAGGATATGTATGATTGGTTGAATGATAAAACTGGTGGCAGATTAGGTGATATGGTAAATACTTTTACTGATAAATTTGGACAACTAAAAGATATTGTTGGTTCAGCAGTTAAAGGTGTTAAACATAAAGCTGTAGATTTGGTAAACGGTGTGGTTAAACCATTTAATGATATGTTAGGTGGTTTAAAGAAAGGCATTAACTGGGTTCTCGATAAAGTTGGCGCTCCACAAATAAATGCTAGTTGGGCAATTCCAACAGTATCTTATGCTAAAGGTACAGCTGATGTACAAGGTTCAAACGGAACACATCAAGGTGGCTTAGCTTTAGTTAATGACGGTGTAGGTGAACATTATCGTGAAATGTTTAGATTGCCTAATGGAAAGGTGGGCATTTTCCCTAAACAACGTAATATGGTGGTGCCTTTACCTAAAGGCTCAAGTGTCTTAAATGGTGAAGATACTTATAAATTAACCACAATGTTAGGTATTCCAGCATATGCTAATGGTATTGGTAAGTTCTTTAAAGGTGTCTGGAATAGTGCTGTTGATTTAGTTGATGAAGCAGAAGATATTTTGAAGAAACCAGCTGAATTTTTAAAAGAAGTTTTTGAAAAACATATTGGTAATTTATCAGCTAAAGGATTAGCTGGCGATATTATTACTAACTTTCCTAATAAATTAGCGAGTTTAGCAGTTGATTGGGTAAAGAAATTGTTTGAAGATTTTGGAGCTGGTGGCGATGGAAATAGTCCTGCTGGTAGAATGGCTAAATCTGAATTTGCCAAGATAGCTAAACACGCTGCTAGATTAATGCATCAAAAACTTAGTGAACGTGATATAGAGCATTTGTATTATCAAGCATCAACTGAATCTGGTGTAGATCCTGCTCAAAATGGTGGTTATGACGATCATGACGGAACAGGTTTACCAATTGGATTATTCCAATATAAACTTGGTACTTGGAGAAGTTGGGCAGTTCCAGGACATGCTAATATTCATTCTGCCTTAGATCAAATTATGGCAGTTTTAAATGATAGTAATTGGAGAAATGACTTCCCACCAATCGGAGTAAAGAGAGGTTGGGGACCTTCTGGACATAGGATGATGGCTTATGGCGGAAGAATTGATACTAACCAATTAATCGAAGTTGCCGAAAATAATAAGCCTGAATATATTATTCCAACTGATCCAGTTAAGCGTCCTAGAGCTTGGCAACTTATGCATGAATTGACTTCTGAATTTACTAAACAAGATCCAGGACATCCAGTAAGTCGTGATAATAGGGATATAAAAGAATTAAATGATAAATTTGATTCGTTATTAGCGATGTTCAGTCAATTATTAGGATTAAACAGTCAGCAAATCAAGGCTATTCGAGAGAGTGGATTTGATAAGACAAAACAATATCAACAACAGGCACTAGATCAAAGATTAGCTGATTATCAAGGTTATTAGGAGGTGTATTAATGGATAATGATTTTTATATTAAATATGGAAATAGCCCAGAATTTAGCTTAAAAGATATTACTTCTAACTTAACCTTGTTAAAACTAGATGAAAATCCATCCATTGCAAATGTATACCAAAATAACGTTATGCAGGATGGAGAAACATGGAATTATACAACTTACCAACCTACAACGGTAAATTGTACATTTTTATTGTGGTTTTCAACATGGCAAGATTACTTATTAGCTAAGCATGATATAATGCAAACTTTTATGCAAAAAGAATTATTTAGAATTAGAACTGATATTGATAAACAAATAGTTAGATACGTTAGAACAGCACCATTTGCTATAACTCCAGATGAAGAAGGATCAAATTGGGCGACTTTCACAATAGCATTTGAAAATCCTAGTGGTATGAAATACAGCTATTTAAAGTCAGACCAAATATCTCAAACTAATGGTTGGGGATATGGATTAAATTTAGCTAATGCGCCTAATTTAAATTACCATTTCAATAATCAAATGAGTTTTAAAGTATTCAATGCTAGTGATATTGCAGTAGATCCATATTTCCAGAAGCATGATTTAAAAATAACAATTAAATCTGTAAATGGTGGATTAACAGTTAGAAATACAACTAATGGCACAAGTTGGGCATTCAAAGGGACATTAAATATTAATGATATGGTAGTTTTGGATGGTATTAATACTTATAAAAATAATAATTATGACTCAATGGAAACTGATTTTGGGTATATCAAGTTAGAAAAGGGTTGGAACGAAATAACACTTGATAAAGTAGCGGATATAACATTTTCATTTCCATTCATTTATACATTCTAAAGGTGGTGGAAGTAGTTGAATGAAAGAATAGTTAAATTTAAACCTCGGAATCAAGATAAGGTTTTTATTCTAAATAATATCTTATGGAATAGTTTTAACATTCAGTGGGCTGAAAACGACACTAATCAACTATCTTTTACAGTGTATGATGATGGTTCAGACTTATTTAAGGTGATTGCGGTAGAAGCAAGCGTATTTTTTGATAATCAAGAGTATGTTATTAAGACACTTGCGATAGATTATGCCGCAGGAGTATCAACTATACAAATAACCGCAACACATGTATCTAATGAGTTAGCTAATTTTTGGAAATATGAAGTCAATAGCGGCGAAAAAACATATACGGTTAACGATGTATTAGCATTTTATCTTGATGGAAATAAAAATGGTTTTTCATATCAAGTTATCGGTAACTTTGATAAGCAACAGATAACTGATTTAGGTAATACTAATGGTAAAGATATGATATCTAAGATTTTATCCACCTGGGAAAATGCTATTTTTTATCCAGATAATCGAAATATAAGAATTTATAATAAAAAAGACTTTTATCAAAACAAAGGTAAAAGATTGGATTACTTGCATAACACGAGTGAAGTTCAATTAAATATTGATTCGACTGGGATTATTAATAAAATTAGAGCAATAGGAACTGAACATGAAGTTACAACTACCAAAGAAATTACTGTGACGGATGGCGATGGTGATAGTTGGGGTTGGCCTTTTCCAGATGTGGGAGAAGGAAACTTTATGGGAGGTCAATTATTCGGCGTTAATGCAGGCGGTGGATTTAGGCCTAATGGATTCCATGACGGTTTAGATTTTGGCTCAGTAGATCATCCTGGTAGTGCAGTTCATGCTATTCATAGTGGAAAAGTAACAATAAAATCTTATATGGGCGGTTTGGGTAACTATGTTGTTATTTCTGGCGGTGGATATAATGTTGTTTATCAGGAAGCTTTTTCAAGTGCAGGAAAAATAACAGTTAATGTAGGAGATACTGTAAAAACAGGCGATGTAATAGGTTATCGTGATACAGATCATTTACATGTTGGGGTAACACGTCAAGACTTCAATGTTGCAGTTGGAAAATCTTTTACTAATGATGGAACTTGGTTAAATCCGTTAGACTTAATTAAAAGTAGTGGTACAGGTCCTACTACTCATACTGAAACAGAAGAAGAAACTCATACAGAAAAGTATTTTGATGATTTTATGGTTGAAGATAAAGACTCTATTGCAAAATGGGGAGAACATCCAGCAGCAGATATGTCGGATGATAGATTCCATGATAAAAATGCAATGGAGGCATATGTTAGAAGTAAATTTCAACTAGAACCATTAATATCTGGTACTGCTAACGAATCGAGTAATATAAAACCAGATATAGGGGAAATTAGAAGATTAGAAGTAAAGACAGTTAAATTAGTTACAGAGGTAATGATAGTTGGATTTACATGGTATCCATTTGATCTAACGCAGCAAACGCAACTAACATTAAATAATTTACCTTATTCGATTCTTAGAAATAACACTAATATCCTTCAAAAAATGAATGAAATTAGTACTAGCGTTACTAAAACTATTTCAAAGCTAAATGGTGGAAATACGCAAGAATTAGAAGAAACATTGAAGAAATACATTGACGATAAACTTAACAACAATACTTCAACAAATCCAGATACACCTAAACCACAGCGCATTGGCAAGATTATTGATGTTTCAGAGTGGCAAGGGGTAATTGATTGGCCTAGTGTAATTGCTGATGATGTTACTTTAAGTATTATCCGAGTTCAACATGGTTCTGCTCACCAAGATTTAAAGTACATGGAAAACTTACAGAAATGTATTTCAGCTGGTGGAAAATATGCGGTGTATGCATATTTTGCTGCTACATCTACATCAGACGCTCAACAAGAAGCTAGAGATTTCTATAATCGTACACAAAAGGTTGTCGCAGGTAAGCAACAGCCTATTTTTTATGCGATTGACGTTGAAAGCATCGAGATGAGTGGAGATGTTACTCAGATGAGAGCTGGAGTTGAGGCTTATATGTCGCAACTCAATGCTTTAGGTGTGCCAGATAATAAGATAGTTCTGTATATTGCTAATCATTTGTACGATAAGTTCAATCTGAATGTCGCACGTCCTGGTGCAATCTGGATACCAAGTTACGGACAAAATGACGGAACATTGGCTAATAGTTTAAAACCTACACATCCATATGATTTACATCAATTTACAAGTAAAGGTAGCGTAAATGGTATTACTGGAAATGTAGATATGAGTGCAGAACCAAGTGAGAGATTTAAGGAGTTGATATTTAGTGCTTAGTTGGAATGGCGATATACATGAATTCTTGAATGTGTATCAGAAGAATATGACGGACTTTCAAGATAAGATTAATAGTCATTTAAGTTGGTTGAATGATGACTTGTATCTGGATAATGATTTCAGATTAGCTTTAATCATTCAGAAACTAGATGCAAGTTTTTCAAGGCTTTTGTATAACCAAATTTGCGAGAATACAAGATTAATTAATATCATCTTGAAGAAACTGGCAAGCCTATTAAACGAGTCTGATTACCAAGAATATGATGATTTGGGTAATTTGATAATAGTATCTTATGAAGCTTATTTAGATAATAAACTTGAGTTAGATAAGGATAATTTCAATAAATATTATCAACAACTTCAAGTTATTTTAGATAAACTAGCGAAGTTTAAACATGATAATGTTAGTGAACAATATTTGAAAGGTGGTGAGAATTAATGGCAGTAGCGAACAATCAGTATATTAATTTTGACTTATTGAGATATCAAAATGAAGTACTGGATATTACAAATAAATTTAAAGGACGCGTTGGAGATACCCAGGACTACATCAAATTATTTGTAACTTCAAACAGTTATCCAGTTGATTTACGTGGAATGAAATTGTTGTTTGGTGGTGTGGATCCAAACCAAGTAGCGCATAGGCACTATTTAGATTTTAGAGCAGACCAAAAGAGTGATAACTTGGAACAAGGACGTTGTACAGTTTACTTTGATGAAAATACCTTTAACTATCAAGGGACTTGGGAACAAGCTTATTTCAAGTTTATTGATGAAGAAGGTAACACTGTATCAACGGTTGATATGGTTTTAGTGGTTTTACAAGACCGTTTCTATGCTGCAGTAGGACAAACTGCAAATATTGCAATAGATGAGTTTGAGAAAGAGTACGAAAAAGTAAGGGAAGCAGAAAAGCGAACAGAAGATTTATTTAATTCTTTGTCTGCAGATGCAAAAGCTAAGTTCCAAGCTGCATATGATGAGTACAAGCAAGCTATTCAAGAAGCTTATGATGCAATCTTCAATGCTCAAACAGGGCTTAAAGTAAACTACACTAGATTGCAAGAAACGGCTCAACATATTCAAGAAACCTTACGTCAAGCGCAATTCCATGATAGACCATTTCGATTCGATACAGTCGCAATCATGAAGAAATATCTTGAACTACAAGATGGAGATTTAGTGATTACAAGCGGTTGGGATAGTAAAGATGACGGTCATGGTAATATGTGGCAAGTCCGAGCTAAAAAGCATGATGAAACGCCAGATGAAGTTAATGTGATTGCTTTACAATCTGGTTATGTGGCAGAACGCAACCTAAGTATGATTTCAGCGGATAGTTTAGAGGATATTATGTACGGATATTCAATTAAGATTGTACATAATCAAAAAGACTATCCTAAACCAACTGTATTCTATTACGAAAACGCACTTGGTACGGAAGTAGGTGGCTTAGGTGCTGGTTCATTTGGTGAAACATTAACTAAGTTAGTTCCTTGTGAGGCAGAGTATACGGATAATAACTCAATTATTATACGTATACCGCGTAATTTCTATATGGATGCTAAACCATATTACAAGTATGGAGATTGGTATTTAGGAAGTGGTAATAAAACAATTAAGATTAGTCTGGGCAATGTTGATGATAGTGCTGCTAAAGCTGGAGATGGTAAAGGCAGCAGTTATTTATCACATAGCACAGGCTATTTTAATTATCCAACAGCTCCAAGTGATTTAAGAACAGTTTATGTAAATGACACAACAGAGAGATTAGAATGGAGGTAGAGTTTTGAAATATTACATCTATCAAGGGCTAGGTGATAGTGGAGAATTAACCAAGATTGCCGAAGTAACTGATGTAAAAACGTATACCGCAACAGGACTTGAAGCTAATACGAAATATCGTTTTGCAGTATCTGCATATAATGGTTTACGTGAAAGTGCTAAGTCTAATATCATCACAGTTACAACAGCACAAATTCCAGTACAATCTATTACACTAGCTATTAGCAAAACATCATTTGAAGTTGGAGAAACTGCTAAGATAACTGTTACAGTAACACCGCCTAATCAAACAAGTGGAACACCTACTTTAGCAAGTACCAACAGTAAGGTAGCAACTGTAGATAATAGTGGTAATTTACGAGCAGTCGCAGTAGGTACAACGACAATTACAGCTACACTAGGCGACAAGACTTCAAACATGTTGACTATTCAAGTTTATGAAGCATTAGTAACTGTAACTAATTTAACTTCAAGTAATGTAACTGCAAATTCAGTTACTTTAAGTTGGACGTGATATGAATGAAATATAATATTTATCAAAGAGATGTGCTGATTGGTAAAACTGATAACACAAACTATATTATTGATGGTTTACAACCATGTACAAGTTATAAAATGGCTGTTGCACCTTATGATGATACTCATGAGAGTAAACATACTGAGATTACTATTAAAACTAGAGGGATAAGGTTAGTTATTCCAGTTAGTTTAACGGTCGATTCAACAATTACGCTTAATTACCAAGAATACAGTTTAGGTTTAGTGCCAATTGGTACAGAGCCAGCTGGTATGTTTGGCGGCGGAAATAAACGCAATATTCAAGCTAAAGTGATTAGTGTAGATAATGGAAAAAGTACGGTTGAGTTACTAGATAGACTAGAAAAAGATACTACTACATTATCTGGTAGGATAAATAAGGTGAAGAAATCAAATTTTGATAATAGTACTGATTTAGGTGGATGGTATGAAGCAAGTTCTGTAAATACTGGGGAAATATATCGTACTGTTACTGATAGTTCCACCAAACCACCTGAAATGATAGATAAATATTGCTTAGCTAGAGGTGGTAGAGATACCTTAGAAAAGGATAATACTTTTTCAATATCTCCAGGAGAAAAATATTATATTTCAGCTTGGGTTTATACTAGCATTGTATATCCAGGCAAAGTCGGATTATTTTTAACTAATTCTGGTAATAATGACAGAACTTGGATAGGCGTACAAATTCCTAAAGATGACCATTATAGATGGATAGGGATAGAGGGTTATATAACCATACCTGATGGATATAATACTGCTCAACCGTGGCTACAAGTTGATAAGCAAGTGAAAGATAACGAAAAATTGTATTTTACAAATATACAAATTATAAATTCAACAGATTTACCCTATTTTTCAGACAACACACAAATGAATAGATTACAAGATGGTAGCTTTGCAGCCTTTAATGGTTACAAGGCTATTTATTTTAGACAATAAAGAAAGAAGGAATGGATATGGCAATAAATTTTGATGCAATTTTTTCTGGTATGCAAAACGGTCCAGAAAAGATTAAAGGGAATTTTGATAAAATTAATAGCGGTTTAATTTGGGGACAACCACAGTCTTTTTTAAGTTTGAATGGGATTGGTAATTCTAACGCTTATAAAATTAGAAATGACGGCAATGAAATCTCAATAACAATGTATGTCACTGGTGATGGTAATGGATCATGTTATTTACCAACATCAATTTCAAAAAAACTTGATTATAATACAGTAGTTGGGCGTACAGATAATAACGGAATTGGCTTTATGAACATTAATAATGACACCGGCAAATGCACTTTCCATAAACCGGATGCATCAGGAATGTATATCCAAGCGTTAATTCCATTAGTAACACATTAGGAGGAAAATAAATGAAACAAGTATATTTTTATGATAAGGACACAAAAGCATTTGTTGGTTATGATGTGATTGAAGATACTGCTGAGATTCCAGCTAATGCTACAACAGTAGAGCCGGTAGATAGTAATGGTGTAGGTTTGTATGATCCAACTTGGAATGAAAGTACACATTCTTGGGATAGTTTGACAGAAGAAGAATGGAAGAAAAAATATATAGTTCCAGAAGTTAAACCAGAGCCAACGCAAGAAGAACAAGCTACAGCACAACAAATGTTGTTAATGGCAGATTTACAAAATAAAGTTGACACTTTGACTGATACGGTAGATGAAATGACTAAGTCAAATCAACAAATTAATGCAACTTTAGCACAAATCATGTTACAAAATGCAACTAATGCAGAAAACGGAGGTAAATAAGATGAGATATAATTATGAAATCGTAAAACGTTATTATGATATGGGATTATTCACAAAGGAAAATGTGCAACTTTTTGTAAGAGTAAATTATCTTACTCAAGAAGATTATAATAAGATGTTTCCAGAAGACACATCAGCACAACCAACTGTAGCGCCAACAGTTTAAGATAATGAAAGGGTGGGTGGGAGGTAGAATTTCTTCTGAAAATAGAGTATAATTTTTGAGTTAATTTTATTTTCGGAGGAGATATTATAGATGTTTATTTTAAATAATATTGGAGTATTCGAGCTTTTGATTAAACTCATTGATGTATTTGATTGGGGAAGTATACCAGATTGGATTAGTGCAGTTGGAACTGTTTCAGCAGTAATACTTTCATTAATGTTTGCGGGTAGTTTTAGAAATTATGTTTATGTAAGATTAGAATCTGAAGTTAAAACGACAGAAAATAAAGAGAAACAGAATCCTAATTATATTAAGGTTACAATCAGAAATTTATCTAATAATGATATATCTTTACAATGTGTTAAAGTTCATAATATGAAAAAACAAAAAGGGTTAATCGATATTAGTGCTATTAATACTGTAGACGAAGAAAATTCACTTTCTCAAATACAAAATAATTTAACCGGAACGGGTTTTAGTATAAATCCTACTCCTATAAGGTATAAGGATGTTGGTGAAACAATGTTCCATATGAAAAAAGAATCTGGATATATAATTTATAAAGATATGATTTCAGGAAAAAAATTTAAAGTAAAAGTTAAGAAGGATGGAGATGAATGGAAAATAGAATATCAACGACGATGCTTATAGACGATAAAATATAAAATAAGGAAGTGACTGTATGTGCATACATTATTAGGATATTCATGGGCGGAGATAGCGTCGATAATAGCGTAATTTTACACATTAAAGGAGATGATAGAGATTTTATTTCATGAACAACTATATAGCCATACAATAGAGATGATTGATAATCCAATTATTGTTGCTTTTGTATGGCTAGTACTAACAGATATTTTGACTGGGATCATTAAAGGTCAAAAAGCAAAACATACACCAGATATGACTAATAGCACAAAAGGATGGTATGGTATTGCCAAGCACATTTTGACAGTGTACTTGGTACTATCAATCTATCCTTTTTTTATTTCAATAAATTTAAACTACTTTGCACAACTTATAACTATTGCTTGGGGCTATCAGTATTTAGTTTCTATTCTTGAGAATTTACAAGCTATGCATATAAATGTGGCATGGATACGTCGTATCGTTGATAGTGTTGCTAAAAGATACTTGGCCAAAGCTCAAGATGATTATAATCCCGCTGATTTTGATAAATTTACAGGGAAGTATAAAGGACGACATAAGGAGGGAAAATAACATGGTTATGTACACAGTAGACGTTTATTCGGGATCTGAAGATTATATTATTCGTGATCCACATGCTCAAGGAGTTATCGTTAAAGCTACTCAAGGAACAGGATATGTTAATCCTAAGTGCAATCATCAATGGGACTTAGCAGGACAATTAGGTAAAAAACGTGGCTTATATCATTACGCTGGTGGCGGTAATCCAATAGCAGAAGCACAATACTTTATTAACAATATCAAGAACTATGTTGGTCAAGGTATGTTAGTGATTGACTGGGAAGGTTACCAAAATTCAGCATGGGGAAATACTAACTGGGTTCGTCAATTCGTAGACGAGGTACACCGTTTGACTGGAGTTTGGCCAGTAATTTATGTACAAGAATCAGCATTAGGACAAGTTGCTAACTGTGCAAAAGATTGTGCAGTTTGGGTTGCCAAGTATGCATCCATGAACTGGAACTCCTGGACTGTGCCTAATATGTCTGTATCTAGTGGTGCTTTTGGCTCAATTGCTGGTTGGCAGTATACAGGCGGTGACATGGATAGATCTATCTGGTATCTGGATGCGAGTGCTTGGGATAAGTTTGCTAAACCTGGAGCAAAACCACAAACCGAAACACCTAAACCAGCTCCAGCACCTAGCCAAAATAGCGTTAAGTACGATTCCTGGACTGACGATCTGGGAGTAAAATGGTACAAGGAAGATGGTAAGTTCATTATCAACGTAGATGAAGGTATTATCTTACGCTGGGGAGCAACAACTAAATCTGCTAAAATTGGAGTTTTGCCAAAGGGTTCAGTCGTTAAGTATGATGCATTTTGTCACTCTGGTGGTTATGTCTGGATTAGACAACCTAGAGGCAACGAACAATATGGGTACTTGCCAACTGGTGAAAGTTCTGGCGGTAAGCGTACAAGTACTTGGGGAAAATTTGAATAA